TACTTGTTTTTTTTAATTTTAACATACTATGGTCCAGCTGCTATAGGCACCGCTGTTTGATAGTATTCAGTACCAACCAATGTTCCTCCGCTTACATAAAAAGGATCTTGTGTTCCAAAAGGAACTGTAGTCACATCAATTAAACCACTTGGAATAATATTTACTCCACTTGATTGATTTAATTGAGTAGTGTATTGTAGTGTAAATGTAGCCCCTGTAAAATACTTAGTAAACTGCGCTCCAAAATTAACCATAGCAGAATTACTAAAATCATAAGTACCAGCAGTACCACCACTTGATGGGCTTTTTTGACCTGGTCTTACTCCAGCTGATTGCTGCACAGCGTTAGGGGTAAAAGCTTTTAATCTACAAATAAAAACAGAATAAATCCCAGGTGAAGCTGTTATTGTTTGGTTTATATCTGCTTGAAAGTATTGTGGACCATAAGGACTAGTAAAAGCTTGACCATCTGGTCTTTGACCTAATTGACCTGTGTTTCCTGGGGCAAAAGGTTGAGTTTGAGCCTGTCCTGTTCCTTGATTAGCACCACTACCAGGAGATAATATAGCAAAAAGATCTACGTCGGTTGTTGTCCAGTTTTGTATTTGACCTAACCATTTTGCAAAAGTAAAACCTGGACCACCTGTAATAGTACCCCAAGACTGAGCGTTTGAATTACTATATGGAGTACCACCATTTGCTCCGCTAGGTACTTGACCATACGTAGAGGTATTACTTGCTTTATCATTGTACGCTTTTGTAATTACTTGTCCAGTATAATTTGTAGCAGCACAATTATAGCATATTGTAAAGTCTACAGTATCACCATATGTATCGGTTAATCTTAACTTATAACAATAGTTGTATCCAGCTTGAGTACCAGCGCTTGTAGCAGTCATAGCAAAACACCAATAACTAGGTTGGTTACCACTTGCAGAAGGAAAAATTTGTGAACCTTGAAAAGGTATGCTAGCTATATCACTTATAGGGTTGTTTCCTGTTGAATCTAAGTTTTTGAATTATCACTAGTGTGAGCTTGTTGTAAAGCATATGTATTTGCTGCACAACCATTAGACCCTATAGGTGATGGTGCTGGACCTGTTGGACTTGAACTACTATAATTTGGATTAACATTAATTATTGCATTACTAGAAGCTGTGCTTGGTGCTATATCAAAAGTAGAAGGTACATTTTGAACTATTGGACTTGAGTTTTGTAATTGTAAATCTATTGTTTGATCAACAGTTACGCCATCAGCCTGCGTCCATCTAATATTTATTTGAAAATTACCTCTAGTGTCTGTGTCAAATAGCGTTTCACCTGACACAGCTCCGTTTCCTGCGTAAAACGTATCTAACGTTTGTATAGCATAACCACCACTACCATCAGCAACTAAACCAAGTCTATTTGTTCCGTTTGGTCCATAATCTATACTAGTATCTATAACATTATTTGGATATGATCTAGAAAATATACTTAATATTTGTAAAGTAGCTGTTGTTACTTGTTGCCCACTTGCTGTAGGATAAAAATAAGATGTAACAATTGTACCTATTGGATCGTTTTCAGTTAAATCTTTTATTGCATTATTCCATGTATTACCTGTTATATCAGTGTTTTCATTTTGTACATCTAAGTTTAAATCAGATATTAAACCTGTGGTTGATGTTTCATAAAATAATTCTAAAGGAGAAACTAAAGGCGTTGTTTCTAATACAGCTAATCCCATGTTAGGTGGGTAAGGATAGTTACCTGTTCCTGAAGCTGGAGTAGCGTAATCACTCTCTGGAATACCAACTCTTAAATTAGTAGAAAACTTAGCTAACATAGGTTGACTTTCATCGTCATATATAGCTTGTTCTTTTATATCAGGAGGATTGAGATTTGGATCAACTGGAGCAGGAAATAAATCACTAACAGTACCTATTAACTCTACTTTATCAGGCGAAGTAGCTGGATCTATTTGTTTATTTACAGCAAAAAACCCAGCTGGTGCTGAATTTACATGAACTATATTAGTAACTCTTGGATAAACTGTAGCATCACTAGTAAATTGAACATCTCTTGGACCTACTGACTGTAAATCTCTAGGTACTTTATTTATATTATCAGATATTAAAGTTATAAAACCTATTTCATCTAATTCTAAGGTTTCACCTACAACTGGATAACCATTTATTATACCAGGTAAATAAACATTATAATAATCTTGTTCTATTTGTTTAACACCAAACTTGTAGCTATAAAAACCTTTTACATTAATATCATATGTAGCAAATACTTCTTCCGTTCCATTGGTCCATGTTTTTTCAGGTCTAGTTGTAGGTGCTCCATTATATAGGTAACTTTTATTTACTTGTTCTTTAGTCATAAAGTCTACCTTATAAACACCGTCTGTATCACTTGTTGGAGTAGCTGAAACTATTTCTGTATAATCCATGTATTGTCCAGATAAGTGTTTACCTACTCCAAAGTAGTTTTCCCATTGTGCAGGAAACTCTGGAAACAAAGGTCTAGCGGCACTAGCACTAGAAGTTGTATAACTATAAAGATTTTGCGCAGTGTATAGTAATTGCACTTTTACATTATGATTTACAGTTATTCCATTTGTAAAAGTTATTCTTACTTTTCCTGTTACATCAGAAACAGCATAACCCAAGTTACTATCAGACGGATCTCTTAAAACATAACCATCTCCGCTGTTAACATAAACACTTAGTGTATTTGCGCTAGCTTGTGAATCTGCGTAATCAATAGCTTGTGTTGTAAAAACTGTTTGATTTGCAGTTGCTGTAAAATACTGAGAACTATTACTCCAGAAATAAGGATACCTAGCATCAGTAGTTGCCTCCATTTTAACAGTAAAATAATTGCCTTGTGCGTAAGCGCCAGGATATGCGCCAGATTCATCTTCTGGTATTGGCTGTAGATAATTAACTTGAAGAGTATCTCCTGTCCAAGCGTCTATATCATTAGTAAAAGATAATGGTTTGTAATCACTAAAATAATTAGAACCCGCCTGAGGTTTTCCTTCAGAATCTAATTTAGCATCTTGAGAAGATAATATTATATCTGTTTGTCTACCAAATTTATCTGCAAGAACTACACCTACTTGATAGTTTCTATTTTGTTTTAATGAGTGTTGAGGATATTCTACAAATTGCTGTTGTGATTTGTTAGTAACATCAACATAATAATCTAATGATCTAGGAGCTGTCCAACCTTCTAAATAATTAGAATACATTACTCTATTACCAGTAATTTCTTGAGCTAAAGCTTGTACTGGAACTTTATCAAAAACTCTTGATGTTTCAAAAGAAGGCAATGTAGTTATTGGAATTGTAGACTGATAGTTATACTTATATATATTAGTATTGTTTAAATTATTTATAAAGTCTTGATCAACTGTTATTGACTCTAAAACTTGATAAGATAATTTATCAGATTCTTTAAATATAATATCAATTGCTTTTATTTTATATTTATTTATTATATCAATACAAGGTAAAGGTATATTTAAAACAGCATTGTTAATAGAATTAGTCATAAATTCTACAACTGTTGTTATAAAAGCTTGGTTTTCGTCATCATTAACAAATTTACCTTCTTGAAAAGGTATAAAAACATCTTGACTAAAAGGTGCTACTACAGAATATTCATTGTCATCAAATTTAAATCTATAACTAAATCTAACAAATTTTTCTGTTAAAAAATCTTCATCACCGTTCCAACCTTGGTATTGTTGACTTGCGTCTTCTATAACTCTTATAGACATACCCGCTTTAGTATCTGTTTGACCAGACACATCAGCCGTAGCAGCGGTAGTATCACTATACTTAACAAAAGGAGTATTAGATCCAGCAGCAGAGTCGCTTGTCCAGTAAAAAGCCTGACCAGTTATATGTTGAAAAGTATTAGAATTTGTGTTTGGTCTATAGCCTCCAGGTCTAACATTTAAACCTGATAAGTTGTTACCTGGATTATTAGCCCAATAATTTATACTTTTTTGCTGAGTCATTGAATCAGCTTGTACAATAGTTGTCCATTCTGCTAAACTTGGAACTTTAAAACCTATTGGAGCTAAACCTCTAGGATCTATAACCGCCCATTTATTATATAAAAAACCATAAGTCACTCCGTTTCCAGTATAGTCTTCATAAATACAATACGCGCCTACTTGAGCAGAGTCTTTAGCATCCCACTCAGCAACTGTAAACAAAGGACCATCTATTTGATCTCCATTTCTATATTTTGTTACAGCTAAGTTTTCATTAGAAACTGTTAATATATTAGCTCTAACTGTTGATGGATCTGAAGCATCACTCATAGTTGATGGCTTTAAATCCGGAGTACCGTACCAATTAGTTTCTGTGTCTCTTAAATTTATGTACTCAGGTGGATTTATAGGAGCAAATTTAGCAACAGATATTTGATCTTCGTTATAATAATAACTAGAATCACTTTGTGCTCTATTTACATTTATTTTTCTAGGTTGGTTTCTATTATCTGTCCAAAAAAGTAAATCTTCAACTAAATTAATACCTGTAACGCGATGTGATTTAGAAAAATTCAACCAGCTACCACTAACTAAAACAGTTGTAGTACCTGTTTGATTACCTAAAGTTATCATTTCAATAGAACAATTAGCAGTTGATGGTGCTACTGAGTTAGAATTATGATCTGTTTTAAGATAATAAACAACACGATTAGTATCGTCAACTACATATCCTATTATTTCGGCAGCAGCTGAAGTTGCGTTTCCTACTAATTGATTACCAAGTATAGCCTCTAGCGCACCAACGTCACTAGCTTCTGATCTAGAAATAGCTACATTAGTAGCATCTCTATATTCGTTATTTGGAATTAATCGCTCATCTAAGTCTTTATTCATTTTAGACTTAATGAAACTATTTTTACCTTCTGCCATTTAATTTTAGTGTTTTATCCATTTAGACTTACCTCGCATAACTTGTACTATTTCGTCAAGTTTAATGTTAGACAGTCTTATTTTAGCATTTCTTAGCTTAGCACTTTTTTCTTTTCTTAATCTTTGAACTATGTATTCTTGTACATTTGCTCTACCTGCTAATATATTATATAGTATATATGCATATAATGCGTCCTCGGCCATCTTAGGCACCTTAGTATCCATGTCATAAGCTAAACCATCAGATAGATATTCTATTATTATAAGTTTGTTAACGCAATTACTAGAAAAAGTAAACCTACCTTCTCTTTCGTTTATACCAAACCAACCATTTACTTGAGAATATTGAGGATCTAACCCATATAATCTGCCCCAATTAAAAGGTCCGTTTATACCGTAATTATCCCATGCATATCCAAAGTTTTCCCAATCATTGTACCAACTACCATTTATAAGTCTAGTGTTAGCTGTAGACCATCTTTCTTCTGTTATAGAAGTACCTTCAGCGTTTTCAGCATGACTATCTTGTATTGGTTGACCTGCTTTATCTTGTAAAAAAGTGTAATAAGGATTTCCTGTTAAATTATTATTAGGATACAAGGGTCTTTTTACGCCCATACCATCTATGTAAGATAAGCTAACATAGTTAACATAATCTTGAGGTATTGTTAAAGAAAGTGAGTCTGGAACAGTAAGTTCTGAAGATTTAATACTTTTTAATGTATCATAACTAAATTCTTGCAAACCTCTTTTAGCGTGAAATATTATATCTGTTCTTTTAGCTTCTGGTATTAATTTATCTTTACCCACGTAACCTACTAAAAAATTACTTATAATATCATTTAATTTAACATAAGCATAACTACCATAGTTGTCTTCTACAGTTTGCCCAAAAGCTTTTTCATTATCTGTGTTACCATATTTACCGCCACTTAAAGATTTTAATTGAACAACTATATATATGTTAGCGCCTGGAGAAGCGTTTAACGTTAATGTTTTACCGTCAGATCCTACTGACATCGCTGTTGTCCACTCTAACCATGTACCAGCAAAACCATTAGAACTAGTATAAACTTTAAAATTATTTAAAACATAATCAGCATTTGTAGGATTCCAACTATCTGCGCTACCCATTTTTAAATCTGTATCAAAACTAGTAACAAATTTTTGATTTTGGTCGTTTGCGTTGTTACCTCTGAAACCTTGTGATCCAGCGTAGTATTGTTGATTTGTTTCTGTTATTAAACCCATTATGATCTTTGATTTTGTTGTTCTTTAGCTACTTCTGCAGCTGCAACTTCAATTATAGTTCTGTCTTTTATAACAACCCCAGCGTACATTAATATTTGTAGTATAATATTTGTTTGCTCTGTATCATCTAGCTCAAAGTCTACAGAGTTTGTATTATCATATTCATAATAACCATTTGCTGATGTAAAATTCCACATTACATCTGCTGGTTTTTTAATATATGTAGCTTGTACTCTGTCTGAAATTGTTTGCGGATGTATTATTATTTGTTTATTTTCATACAAATAAACTGGAAAATAATCTGTAGGTTTGCTAATAGGAGACATGTTTAATTGTGCAAGCTTGTTTCTTTGTATCGGCTCTACTTCTCTATCGTCTCTATATAAAACAGTTCCTAATTTATAAAAATCATTAGGATATAATGTTATAACTAAATTATTAGCAGCACCAGCAGGTAAATTACCAGCTAAAAGCGTTAGTTGTCCACCTATTATAGAATAGTTATTAGCAGGATAAACAACACCTAAATAAGTTACTATTACGTTACTAATATCTACTTGTGTTTGAGTTATAGTTGTTAGAGTGTATACTGATTGGGTACTAACTGTTGTAAAGTTTTGTACGCCGCTAGGTGTTCCTGAAGAAGCTGGAACACTAAAATAACCTGGAGTGGTTGCGGTAGGAGCTGTATAAGCGCAATCGCCTATTCTTTTAAATATGTCTAATTGTTCTTGAGCATTTTTAAGTCTATTAGCATATTCTGTTTCATTTTGCAATACACGTGTTTGTTGATTAATAGTTTCAAAATAAGTGTCTATTATTTCTAATTGAACTTGTGTTGCTAATCTATTAAACTCACTTGGAGTTAGATAACCTCTTTGTTCTTTATTTGTTATTAATAAGACTGTTTTGTATACTTGATCTACGTTTACTGCCATTTTAAATATTTTTATACTAAAAAGGCGGCCGAAACCGCCTTTTATTAGTATTACATGTTTTTATAGTTTTTTATCTATAGATCTATAAACCTCTACACCTTCATCAGTTTTAAGCCAAGCGGCAAAAGCTGAATATGGATTTTCATCAAAAGGTACGTTCATTAGTTTTCTACCATTTGATCCCCATGTAAAAGATCTTTGATCACCTGATAATTTTATAATATTAGCTTCTGTTGCTCTAATAGCAAAATTTCTAAGCTGAACATTATCGTCATTAGCTAGATTTATAAAAAGAGCTGGATTATTTTTAGCAAATAACATTAAATCTCTTTTAAGTTCTTTAGAGCTCATATTATTCACCGCAGATCCTTTTTCTACTCTTAATATAGCTTCTGCAAAATCTATATCCATATTTCTAGCTGCATTTAAAGCATCAATTTGAAGATCTAAAATATCTAATTCATCTTCAGCTTGCTCTAAAGCACTAAATTCTTCATATACTTTTCCTTTTAAAGGGTGATATAAAGATAGTAATTTTTGTAAATTTTGCTTAGTTTTATCTACAATTATTTTTCCATCTTTAAAAACTATATGACCCATTGTACATTCACCTTTTTGTTCATCAACTAATGGTGAATCTTGATTAGTAGCATACCTAAGTTCTCTTTGTTTACCTGAATCTTTGTCAAAATATAATAAAGAGTGTTTTTTTGTATGCTTACCGGGTATGGTATGAGTTAAAGGTGTTTTATTTCCTTTTAAATAATAAATTCTATCTTTGATTTCCCAACTAGGTTTTGTTGGTTTTGGTGGTGTTTTTGTAACCACTTCCTGAGGTGCAACCTCAACAGTTTTTTCTGCTGTAGCTTTTTTAGCCATAATATAATATAATTAAATAGTTAATAAAAGTAACAATTACCCCCGTTTATATAACGAGGGTAAAAATTACTTGTGTGATAGTTAGATTCCTTTGAATAGTACAAAGTTGTTAGCAGCTTGAGTTACTAAACATCTTTCAGATAGGAAGTTAACTTCCATAGCATCTAGAGTTGAAGTAAACGCACCACCAGCAGAACCAGTTAACCAAGACTTCATTCTTCTGTCGTCAGCTTGTGAAGCTCTATAACGTACGTGTAAGAAAGGTCTACGGATGTTAGTTCCTAATACTTGGTCATATACAGTAGAAGTTCCAGCAGGTACTAATACACCTTCAATTGAATTAATACCATTGATAGCTCCACGAGTTGAAGCATCGTTTAAGTATTTCCAATCAGTTTTGTAAAAGTCATAAGAACCTCTTCTAAATCCTGAGAATCCAAGGTTAAGAGCCATTTCTTCTGAGTTTTCAAATAAACCAAAAGCAGTTCCTCCAGCGTATCCACCAGAAATGCTTGCTAGCATATCGTCAAAATCAAGAGCAGTTTGTCTCTGTAAGAAAAGCATGTTTTCTTCAATAGCACCTTGAGTATCTAAGTTTTTAAGAATAGCATCAAACTCATCTAAACCAGCAGCAGCTGTAAATCCAGATTGTACATTACCTCTTGCTTGAATAGCAGCGAATAAACCTTCTGATCCTGGGCTAGCAGCAATTCCTGCAGCACCACCAACTTGGTTAAATTCAGCTTCTACCATAGACATTTCTAGGTAATCTTCAAAACGTAGTCTTGTTTCAGACTCAGCTTTTAAGTACCATAAATATCCAGAAGTTCCATCTTCAGTAGCAACTTCAACCCAACCGATTTGAGCCATATCAGATCCAGATACTACGTATTGGTTTCTTAGGATAATTGGTGAGTTAGAGTATTGAGTTAACTGAGGTTCAACAGATATTCTAGCTTGGTTAAGACCACCTGCAGCAAATGCTCCAGAAGTACTTTCACCTTTTCTATAATCAGAACCATATACAAATAACTTTTTATCTGTAGCTACAGACCATCCGTTACCAGCTATAAGAGCTACATTGTCAAAAGTTTGTACAGTAAGAACTTGAGCACCAAGTCCAGAATTTGCGTAAGCACCAGAATCAGTAACAATAGCTTTAGCTTCAGAACCAGTAACAGGATCTAAAATAACAACAGTGTCATTTATAGAAACAACATTAGCTTGTGCAGCTGGTAAAGTTACAGCTGTTTGCGTTCCAGCAGGTCCAGCAGCAACACCAACGCCTGTGTAAGCGATGTGTAATCTATTTTGTTCAGACCAAATAACTTGATCAGATGTCATTGGCATTTCAGCGCCAACCATTCTTAAGAATCCAGATAACGTTCTGTTCCCATAACGCTCTACTTCTTGTTCATAAACTTCAGGTAAATATTGCTGAGCAAAAGTGTTTGTATCGCCAGCACCACCACCACCATTAAATTGTAGGTAGTTGCTATTTAATATTTCCTGAGTTTGAGAAGGGATTAACCCTCCAAATTGTGGAGATAAACTCATGATAAATAATTTTTAATTAGTTAAATTTTCTTGTTTTAATTTTAAGTTTTGTAGAATCAGCACCACTAATTGATCTTACTTTAAGGCCATTTAAATAAACCTCACCCTGAGAAGAGCGAGCTTTTGAGTCAGTTAAATTTTTTGATTTTCCAACCACTTCTTTAACCGCATCTGCCTTGCCTTGTTCATAAAAATGAGCAGCAATTTTATCTACATTTTCAGCAGCATAAATAGCTTTATGATAACCTTTCGTATCAACAATATTACCTTTAGTATCTAGGAACTTCCCGATTAGGTTATTTATGTTAGATTGGTTTTCAGCTACACTTTGTTTGTTTTGAATATTGTACTTATATTTTTTATCTCCAACTTTAATATCGAAACCTTCGAATCCGTCATTAAATAATTTTTCAGTACTTTGTTTAAAAACTTCGTGTTGTTGTTCAGCTAATTCTTGTTGCTTGTTATATCGATTGAAAAAGTCAATAGCTTTTTGTTGTTCTTGATTTACTCCGGGTCTCAACTTGATTTCGTCGTAATATTTAGTTTTCAAGTCCTCTAAATAGCTTTTAGCTTTTGCAACCTCTTCTTTATACGCAATTTTTTTCTTGCGAATTTCTTTTGGTTCATCTAGATCTTCATCAATAGAAAAATCTTCTAATAAAAGATCTATATCCTCATTTTCTAAATAAGGTTTATTTTTTTTGTAATATTCTTTTAATAATGCCTTATCATCTATTGATGAGTAATCAGCATTTAAACGAGTGTAATCCTCTATTGTACCACCAGTTTCTTCCATAAAGCTAACAAGCTTTTCGATGTTTTCAGGTAATGGTTTGCCTAATACTTTTTCATCTCTTATAGCTTCTTTAACTTCATTTTCAACTTGTTTAACTTCTTCTTCAGTTACTTCTTTGATCGGAGAAAACCCTTCAATAGTCTCGTTGGACTCTTGTACAGGTTCTCCCACCTCTGTGCTATCTCCGGATGGTTTTTCCACAGATACCTTCTCTGTTTCTCCGATTTGAATGGCATCTTCTTCTTGTTTTGGGATTACTACTTTTTTTATAGGATCTTCAACTTCTATAAGTGGCTCTTTCATAGACACTTTTATTGTTTCACCTTCTTTTTGAGTTAGTTGTTTTGGTTTTGTTTTTTTACCTTTTAAACTAAACTCACCTTCCTGTTTAACAGGTTCATTTGTTTTTGTTTCTGACATAATATAATATAATTAAATAATTAGTAATACAGTTTAATTAACCGTTGGAAAAGGTTGTAATGTATTTTCGTTTTCAAAGTTTATAGGGCCTGTTTCATTATTTCTCTGGCTTATCATTTCACTTTGTTGTGTTGCTTGTATTTTAGTTCTTTTATCTTTACGGTCTTCTATAGACTGTTCTTTTTGTTGCATTGCTTGAACATCCATTTGTTTAAGCTGCATGTCGTATTGAAACTGAGTTTGTAGTTTTTGTTGCTCTATTTGAGCAGCAATTTGCATACGTTCAATTTCCATTTGATTTTTAGCTTGTTCATATTGAACATTTGCTCCAGATATAGCTTCTTGTTTTTGAACTTCTGCCATAGCTGTTTTTTCAGCTGTTTCAGCTTGGGCAGCCGCTTGAGCTTGAATATTAGCTTGTTGATTTTCTTGATCTTTAATCATTTTTTGCTTACGTTTTATTTTAAGCATTTGATTAGCTAATTTAAGATTTTTAATTTGTCTTAAATCTATAGCGTCTTCAAGATCAATACCTCCAGACTGTAGAGCTACTTGTATATTTTCTTCTAACTTAGCTTGTTCTTCTTCGTCTGGTTCTAGTTCTAAATAAATACCAAAGTCATGTAAATTTAAATTACTTACTTGCTGTAGTGTTTTAACGTTATAAGTTGATATAGAATTTTCTAACGACTCTCTAGTCAATGGAAACTCTAAAGCATCAGAAACTTTTAAAGCAATGTTTTCAGCTAATCTTAATGTTAAATATAAACCAGATTGTTTAATATGTCTTGTAGCTACATTTGATGCATTAGCTGCTAGTTTTTGTAAACCTACAAGTGTTGATTTGTCTGGAGTAGTGCCATCTCTGGCTTCATTAAGACCGGTTACATCACGTATCATTTGTAAATAATACTGATAAGTTTGTATTAAACTTTGTATTTTAGCACCTCCAGCAGATGAATTTAATTCTTGAATAGGGACTTTACCATGATTAAAATCTCCATCTTGAGTCATAGACCTACCTACAATAGAACCTGTTTGAAAATACATGTTTAATGCTTCAGCCGGATTATAATTTGTTCCATTGCCTAAATCAACTTCAGCTAAACCGTCCATATCTAAATACACACCATCTGGTACCATTCGAGATAAAACCTGTTGTAATTTTAAATGCGTTAATTGTATCATATCAGCAAAACCAACACATTTACTTACTAAGCTTTCTATTCTACCTTTATATATTCTAGGCGCGCATATAGCGTAATTCATTTCAACTTTAGTAGTATCAGCATAAGGTCTTGACATATTTTCAGCAAGCTCCCATTTTAACAATGTATTAGTTCCTAATACTTTAGCACCACTATATAATACTTCAATAGACCTTGAAACAGTTTCAAAATTATCATTTTCTGGTGGATTAAATGTATCTGGCTTTTCTATAGCTTTCATTAATCCTTGATCAGTTTTCTTTATTTTAAATACTTGATTATGATATGTTTTATAATCAAAGTATAATACTTGAACTGTATTTTCGTCATAATCACCCCAACCTGTAACATATGATTTGTTACCAGGCATTGCTTGTATTCTTTTAAGTTCTTCTTCTGAAATATCAGGAAACTCTTTTTTAAGTTCTGGTATTGTTATAGCTTTTAACTCACCTACATAGTATATATCTTCAAAATTAGGATCTTCTGTGTATGAATAAACCATATAAGCTGGATCTACATAATCAACTGTAACTCCTTCAGCTGTATTAAAACCTGTTTTAGCAGCTGCAATACCACATACTGTTAAGTCCATGTTTAATCTACGTCTGATTAAATCATATTTATTTTGAGCAAATATAGCAGATATAGCTTCTTCTTCAGCTATTTCAACACTTTGCTTGTAAGATAACTGCATGTGTAATTCAAGTTCTTCAGCTGATTCTGGTATTACACTTTTATTAGGAGCTTGATATAAATCAACACCTAAAGTTTGTTTTAAAGAAGATAAGTATTCGTTAGCAACCATATCTTCTTGTAGTCTTGAAGCATATTCAGTTCTTTTCTTTACAGATACAGGATCTTGAGCATAAGCTTTAATATCATAGCTTTTAGAAGAAATACCATTAACCACAATATCTACAAATTTAGATAATATAGGAACTGGTTTCCAGTCTAAATTAAGATAAGACAAATCACCATTTATAGATAATTCATCTTTATATTTTTGTATCGATTGCTCGCCTCTAGCGTATTGACGCAGTTGGTGAAAGTTATTCCAATTAGTTAAATATCTATTACCATTAGTTCTTCCCTGAGAAAACCACTCCTGTTCTATTGCTTGTGCAACTTGACGACCGTATTCTATACTACTTTTTTCAGCAGTACTTACTACTTGGCTAGGAAAAGCGCTGTTAGTGTTAGTATATATATTCATTTAACTTATAATTTTTGATGTAGTTCCTTTGTTATCATATTTTTTAAAACCTAGATCTACAGATTTTAATTCTCTTTTAGCTTGAGGCATGTATCTATGTTTGTTACACGCCATTAACGCTAAACCAGTACTAATAGAAGCATCATGCTTAGTTCTATTATTAATATTAAAAGTAGCCCAATCCTCTAGTGTTCTTTGAAAATACATATCTCCATATCCATTTTCTCTTAACCCAACAAAGTGTTCTATATATGTTTCTATAGCCGCAGCGTGTGCTTGTTTTATATCTTCGCTAGAATTTGGTATCCCACCTATTTCTCTTTCTGTTACAGATAATTTGTTTCTTTTTCTATCTGGTCTATTCATTGCAAAACCTCTATAACCTCTACGTTTAAAATGATACAAAAGTCTAGGTTTATTATTTTCTACTAATATTGGCATACCGTAAAACACACAAGCCATAAGAACATCTTCAAAAAATATTTCAGCTGTTTGAGGTCTAGCTATATATTCTAGAAAAAAATGATTAGGTGGTACATTTTCCATACTAAACTTAGTCAAACCATGTAAAGATCCTTTGGAACCTCTACCATCTACAGTACCTGATATATCATAAGGATCACACCCAAAAGCACCTAAATGTTCATTACCAGGATAGTTAATACCGTTTTTAATGTATCTTATATTTTGAAGTTCAACAGATGGAACCCAAGTTATTTTAAATCTACCATTTTTATTTGGTATAAATATAACTCTAGTGTCTTTTTTACTATCTTCCCATTGAAAACTACCAGTTGTTATTGCTAATTCGTTTTTAGAATCTTCATTAAAATCTATCTGTTGATATATTTTAGTCAAATTAAATAAAGACTCTTTAGACTCATCTCTGAAAGCGTGTTTTTCAGTTCTTGGAAATTGTCTATAATATTCGTTTAAACCGTCTTGATCATTTTTTAAACCTTCTACTTCGTTTTGCCAATACTCAATAACACCTAATTTTATTTTTTCACCATGCGGTCCTTCAATAGGTGTTTTTGGTGTGTCGAAGACAGGTAAGCCATAAGAATCAATGTATCCTTCGTAATTCCATTCCATAGGTATGAACAAAGAATATAATCCGCTACGAGTCTGTCCGTTGGCGTTTCTTTTTGTAACATCTGAGTCATCATAAAGTTTTTTAAAGTTTCTACCACCTTTATCTAAAGCGTTTGATGTTGATCCCATCATACACTTACCTATAACTCTACTACCTAATCTTAACGTTGTTTTCGTAACACGCCAGTTGTTGAGGATGTTGTTCGGCTTTTCCCATTTACCGCTCTCATCGTGGACGAGGAGTTTGAGTTTCTCACCGTCGTAGGAGTTATCACCCGTGTTCTTCCAGTCGATTGTGGTGTCCAATCCCTGTAATTCGTCCTCGGTTTCGTCGTTGGCAGCGGTGAGCTTTCTACGGGTGAACTTTGAGGCTGGTACACGGTAGGCAAGTTCGGTCTTTGGACGGTCCATACCGTCCTGGGTCGGCTTGAAAAAGAAGGGGTAATTAACCGATATGGGTACCACCTTGTCTGTGAACATCGCATCAGGACCGGACTTTGATAATATACCATATCTAGAGTCAGATGATATGGTTGCCAAGTTAACCACCTCTCCTGACGCCATAAAGGAAAACCCAGAACGTCTGTTCTTAAGGTAGCACAGTCCGTAACATCTATCATCGGCTTTACAAGCTTCCCAGAAAATGAAGAATAATCTATTTGACTCCCGAAAGTCTGGTGCCCCGACATCAATCTTACTCCACTGCAAGTACATGTAATGAGTACCAGTAATATAAGTAGGAATGTCTTTGTTATAAAACCAAAAACCTTTCTCCCTACGAGTAAACTCATTATCGATGTAATCATACCACTTTTCTTTAAAATCTAGTGGATATTGTTTCCAATCAAAAGTAGATTTAATTCTATCTAACTCTTTTGGATATTCAAATTGTGTCCACTTATTGTTATCAAACTTATATATATTTTCTTTTTTTGGTAAAGCTATTTTTAAGTTTTGTATCTCATAAACTTGACCTATTTTACCAGTTTTACTTATAACTACAACATCGTGTTCTTCGTTATAACCATATTCCCAACTACTGTTTTTATTATTTCTTTTTAAAACTTTACTTGGAATATGATCTTCTAGTATTTTATATAAAGTTTGATTATACATTTTTAGATCTACCTTCAGCAAAACCAGCAAAAGTTCTTTCTTTTTTAACTTCTTTTGGTTTTTCGTTTAACATATCCTCTTCTTCTTGTAAACGTTGTAATATTTCAAAAGCATCGAATATTGCTAATTTTTTTGTTGCTGCAGCATTTTTAAGTCTGTCTGCAGATATATCATCGTCTGAATCTACAATAGGTTCTTTAGCAACCTTTATAAGTTCTTCAACAGCTACGCGCCCAGCTTGGATTATATTCTTCTTCGTTTCCTTTGTGCTCATATTTAATTACAATATCATTTGATTTCATACAATAAACTCTTTCATTTTCAATAATAAAATCCCATTCGCTGTTAGGTGTAAAACCTACAACATCACCAGGATTAATATTAAGCGCTTCTAATGAGTTATTACTATATTTTAGTATACCTATAAGGGCTTGTTCTTTTTTGTTGCTTAATTTATCTTTATTTATTATCGGTTTAACAAAACATCTATCACCAAACGAGTGATAACCATTATTGTTTTTATAAAGATATATTTGGTCTAAGCTACAAAAATACAAATCATTTTTAAAATATGATCTGCTTTTTTTCTTAACACCTTTCATACCGTAAAATGTTCTAAACACATTTTGATGAACTATTATTAAATCACCTTTTCTTATAGGTGTTTTAAAAGCTTTAGGTGTTTCTATAACCTCGGCTATTCTATTAACAAACTTCCAGTTTTCAACCTTAGTATTTAATACTAATTCTTTATCATCTACCTTTATGCTATTAGAATATTCTTTACCAAATGGTTTTACTATAAAATCATATAGACTTTTCATTAATACTCTAAATCGTACTCAACTGATATAGCCATGTTAGAATTAAACTTCTTCCATGGCAATACCTCGTTGTTTTTCTTTATATGAATATTATAGGAATTATCGTTTTCGTCAAGAAGTATATGTGATATTTCGTGACCACCGTAAACTTGTTGTCCTACTGAATAATGCATTGCGTCGTTTTTATAATCAGATCCAATGCTTATTTTTCTAATATTACTCAACATCTTGTTTAGTAATTTCAGATATTTTACCAGTTTGTAAATCTATGTTAACAGAACCATAAGTTTTTTCTAACTGTTCTTTAGTTTCTTGTATTTCATCGCTTAATTTTTTAATAACGCTATGCGTATTTATTTTTTCAACATCTAAAATACCTAAATGTTTCAACAATTCATTTAACTTATTTTGTTGTTCATTAACAAGTTCTAATTCTTCTTTTTTTATTTTTTTTGCTTTTGCCATGATTTAATTAAATTTGATTAATATATTTTTTTATTATTTACATACAATTATGTCACCAGCTGCAACAGTGTTTAGAGCAGTAACATAGTCAACAGCTACAGGTAGTATACTACCCGCTGGAACGTTTTTAAAAGTTATAGCTTGTGCAGCTACAGGAACACCATCGTTTACGGCTGTAATTTGTAGAGTGGCATTTCCACCACCACCACTTACTGTTACAATATCATTTACATTGTAACCTGATCCTGCAGCATTTATTGCTACAGCAGTTATTACGTTAGAAGTTACTGTTGTGTTTACAGTTAAACCTAATCCATCACCAGATGTTGTTGTTGCAACACCTGTACCATTACTGTAACCACTGCCTCCATTTGTGATTGAAAGAGCTTTTACAGAACTTAAATTAGTACCAGGTAATATAACACTAACATCACCGCTTACACCAACGTAAAGTACAGAACTATTTAAAAAAGTTCCTAATGTTCCGGTTTGGTTTTCAAAAACCCAAGCTGGTAAAGGATTTGGGGCTCCTACTAAACCCGTTAAAGGCATTGCTTTACCTACAATACCATCATTAGTTATAAATTTTGACATTTTTTTTATTTTTTACTTATTGTTTTAAATTTTTCTGCACCTCGTGAACCAAAATAAGCCACGTAAACTGTAATTAAAAGAGATTTTAATAGATCAACCCAACCTCCATCAACATCAAATTGTATATTAGAGCTTTCAAGAACTATTAAAATTATTAAAGATATAGTTAAAAATATAAGAGTCATAGGGCGTGTGTTTTTAGATAACCATGAATCTGATTTCATATCACTAGCCCAACGCTTAGATATTTCTTGCATTTCTACCATGTCTTGCTCTAATAACTTTAAAGCTTTTTCTTTATCTTCTGGTGGTAAAATTACAGGATCTTCTTTTTTTATTAAGTTTTTAACTACACCTAATAAGCCTTGATCTGGTAAAACATCAGATATACCATCAACTAGCTTAGGCGCAGTTCCTAATAAAAACTGACCGACTTTTGTATCTTTAAACTTCTTTTTATTATCTGGCATTATTTTTTAATTACCTTTAGTATTGATTGATAAATTTTATTTATATCGAATGTGTTTTTTGCTAAAGATACAGAATTTTTATTTATATCTTCGTAAGCTTTTACAGATGACTTACTAAGTTTTAAATGAGCAGCATGTGATTTATTTATTAAATTAATATTCTCAACAGCTTTCTGTATTTTATTAGCATATTCTTTTTGAGCTTTAACTATTTCACTAGTGTCATAAGGTTCATAAACTACATGTGAGTTATCGTTTGTATCTTTAGTTGTCTCGAATGCAGAATAAGCGAAAACAATAGCTTCTGTTATCATACCTATTGTCAACAATAATGAGCCGTATGGCCAGTGCTGAATTTTAGCAAGAGCTCCTAAAATAACGACTGCAGCTCCGAGCCCGTAGAGCATATTAGTAAAGTCTAATTTTAAATTTTTTAACATAACATTTAATTTAATTATTTATATATAATCTATATATAAATAGTTACATGTTATTTTCGATTTACTTATTTTTATCTCCACTAAAAACCATTTTACCACTAAATAAACCGCCCGTAATAGCTGGTAATTTATTCATTGATTTAGCTAATGAAGAAAAATTACTTTTAGATTTATCCATAAAATCAAGAATTCTAGTACCACTTACGTTTACATCTCTACCACCACTTTTTAACACGGCTTGAATTGCTGGATTTTTATCAAAATAATTTTTAGCTTTAGATAAAATCTGTGGAGTTATTTTATCATAAGGATTTTTTATAAAACCTTGATCAAGCAAGGATTGTCTTAATTCTCCTGCAAAAGCTCTAGGCTCCATGTTTCCACTTCCGCCATATTTAAAATAATTGTAATCTATGACTGATGCTGGTTTATTTGCTACAAGATCTTTAAGTTTTGAATCTGCTGCTTTGTATTTTTCAACAAAATTATCGCTATAAGCACTTATATTATCTCTTGCAGATAGCAGATCATCATATTTTTTGTTATAATCTAAAACCTCTTTGTTAGGTTTAATACCACTAGATAAATCTTTGTCAAGAGGTGTTGTTCTACCAACTTGAAAACCGTGTTGTTGCTCGTGAGCATAAGTTGTTTTTGGTTTAGGCAGATTTTTATTTCCTAAAATAAAATTACCTTTATTTAATTGAGAAGCATTTTGAACGCCTTGTAATGAAAATCTATTAACATCATTAGCTTGTTTAAAACCACCAAAAGTAGCATTGGAATCTAAATATTTTTGAGGAACAGAATTATATAATATGTCTTCTGCTTGGCTGTAATTTAATTTTCCTCCTTTTATAGCCTCAGCTGCCCTTTCATTTAAATTAGGTCTAGAAATTTCTTGTATTCTAAAATCAACATTTTTTTGTGCTTGTTCAGCTAAGTCAGCATCAAATAGTTTTTTTGTTTTTGTGCCAAGACCACCTAAAACGTTTTGTTCAATTTCTAAAAATTCATTACCAGGTGTTTGTTTTCTTATAAATGGATGAGCTTGTGCTTTTGGGTTTTGCAATGTTTTTCTTAATTTTTCCATTTCACCCTGTAAATAACCTAGCTCTTGATCATATAATCTTTTTCGACCTTCAGGCGTATTTAATCGCTCCATTGTTTTTAATCTTTCAAACTTACTAACTTCAGCGTTTTTACTTAAATCTTCAAGAGTATTATACATAGATTCTCTAGTTTTTGGATTAAATCTTCCAAATATACCTGGTGATTCTGGTAATTTACTAGCCGCACTAGCAGCTTCGTCTCCTTTTGCAGCCAAACTATAAACTAAATCATCTGCTTTGTTTGCTAGTCCTTTTACTGCTTTAGCTCCTTTGTAACCTTTAGTTAGTAATCCAGCTCCGATTAAATTAGTTGGATCTGCTACTATATCCAT